TCAAAGACGAACTTTATTCAATTCGTCAATTCCTTGCGTCACTTCGACACACCTTTCCAACGGCTCACATTTATTATAAGGAAGGAAACCACGAAGAACGCTATTGGAGATATATGCGAATTAAAGCACCCGAACTATTCGACATTGACGCGTTCGACTTTCCAACGCTTACGCATTGCGACAAACACGACGTTAAATGGATTGACGGAAAGAGCAAACTGAATATCGGTAAGTTATCTATATTTCACGGACACGAATTCGGCAAACAATTCCTTCCGTCGGTTAACGTAGCGCGTGGGTTGTTTATGAAGACTAAGGTGTCCGCCCTTTGCGGACATCATCACCAGACAGCAGAACACAATGAGCGCGATGCGAACGGAAAATTCATCACCTGTTGGGGTGTTGGTTGTCTTTCAGAACTTTCGCCCGACTACAACCCTTATTCAAAGTACAATCACGGATTTGCCATTGTTGAAAAAGGAACAAACGGTGCTTTCAGCGTTCACAATTACCGCATTCACGAAGGAAAGATATTATGAGAAAGAATTTATTATTTGCAGTCTTGCTCGTTTTGGGAACGTCTATTATTTGGACGGTCATTTGTTGGAATTGGTGGGGACGAAGTGTTGCAAAAAACGCAACAACTGAAATTGAGAAACAAGATAGCGTTATCAATTACAACGCGGGAGAATATGACCGCTTGTTGCAAGAACAAATAGAACTTTACAAACAACTCCGCACTTATGAAGATGCTCAACTTACAGCCAAAACCACCTATAAAAGAACTCGTTCTGCTGTTATTATTCGAGATACTATTGTTCGCGTTGATGTTCTCCGTTTGGTGAACTCTTGCGATAGCGTAATTGCTTCCGATTCACTCGTTATTGACAACCTAAAAGAACAATTGAACATCGAAGGGGAAAAGGTAAACAACTTACAAGAAGTCGTTGGTGCTTTTGAACAGAAGACCGACGTATTAACCGAAGAAATAAACACTCTAAACGTTGAAAAGAAAAAGTTAGACAAACAAAAAAAGCGCAGAAACCACGCTTTAATTGTTACAAGTACAGTAGCTGCAATTTCTACTTTTGTTCTGAGTGTTTTACTTTAGATTCGGGAACGTAGAACTTCAACGAGAACTCAATGGCTTCACTTAAGAAAGTGTTGCGACTATTCTCTCCACGTTTCTCGTCTATCTCGTTCCACAGGTCTTTGTGCAAGTAGACACAAATTCCTTTTTTAGTTTTGCTTTCTGGCATATTCCTTAAAGTTTTGAATGTAAAATTCGTCTAATAAATCAACCGTCCTTTCTGCTCCGTCGTACTTCGATTTTGCGTGTAACATTTCATTGTTTGCGTTTCTATTTTTGTCTGGGTATTTCGCTACAAATTCAGCAAATTCAATTAGCATTTCTTTTTCTACGCGTCTGCAATAAACGTATAAGTTCTGAATAGATTCGGCTTGCAATTCATAAGGTACGTCTTTTTTTATACAGGCTAACTCGTGAAAAAAGTATGCAACAGGTGTTTGGTTAATTTCCATCTTCTTCAATTTTAAGTTTCTTCAAATAAAGGGCAAGGTCTAACGCTTCCTCGTATGCGTGTTGTAGCCATTCTGAGCGCGTTAAGTCAGTTCGGTCGAGTGTTGTTCCGTATGTCTCAACTCCCTTTGCCTCTCGCGCTTCTAATTCAGCGATGACCTGCGTAAGTAAATTACTTTTCTTCATTCGGCTTACTCATCATTGAACCTATCATAAGAGAGCAATAGATTTTTTCTTTCGCGTTCATATCTTTTCGTTTTGACAATTCAAGGAGTACGTCGCCTAAAACCTTCCCTTGTTGGAAATATGCAGCTACTGAATTGATTATTTCGCGCTCACGCTCTTGTGTGATTTTTAACGCTTCGTATAGTGGTTTATTTTTCATTATGCTAAATTACACAAGTTCGGTGAAAAGTTCGGTGAAAAGTTCGGTGAATTATCCGACAACGTATTGTCCATAAGAAGGATTCAATTCAAAGTACATTCTCATCATTATCGCGTCGGCAACGTCGGGACTAATTCCTTCGCGGTTCTTGATAACGTCTTTTGGTGTGACTTGTAACTTTCCGTCTACATCCGCGCGGTGTCGCTTAATCATTTCAAGTTCACGAACGATTTGTTCTTTGCGCGTACTCGATAAGATAGTGAGCCGATTCTCCTCTACATATTGAGCCAATTTATAATAACATTCGCTTTTCAGATTTTGGTATTGCGGGTGCTTGGGTTTAGATCCGTTCTGAAATCCTAAGCACTTCAAAAAGTCACAGACTCCCGCACCGATTCCATCCTCATCCGCGATAATGTTTTGAAGTAGTATGTTGTGTTCTTTGGCTACAACACGAATCTTGTTTACCACTTCGTCCAACGCGGCACGATTGAGTTCAATTATATCGATAATAGTTAGACCTTCCCATACAATAATAATCGTTCTATCCTTACCAAAACGCGCAATGTCGGCTGTGATATATTTCTTTCCTTCGTTTATTACTTCGTTGCGGAACATTCGAAGTAGATTCTCCGTGTTAAACAACTTGTCGCTGTCGTCGTCGAACTCCCAATTCCCTTCTAAAAGTCTTTTGCGGTCGTATTCTGGAAGTTTCTGTAAGTTCTCTAAATAAGTCTGCGAGATATATGGGTTATCAGTTGGTAACGCTTGGACAAAAGCGCGGTCATTTCTCAATTCACCTTTCAAATTAGCGTAATAGAAGTCATTATACAACCACCCTTTTGAAGGGTTACAAGTCATCAATCCCTTCGCCCTGTCGTTAATCAATTTATAACGGACACGGCTTTGCAAGATGTCAATACAACGCTTTGAAACTTCTGCTACTTCATCTACGAAGTAGTCTGTGATTTCAATCGACCCAAATCTCTGAAAATCGGGGTCTGAGGGCATATCTGCCAAGTCCATTAATATGGTTTGGCTTCCGTTGTACCACTTAATAACGTGGTCTTGTCCGTTGTATGTATAATGTACATTCGGTTTCAATCCGTGTAAGGTGCAAAGTTCAAAGAAAGTCTGCATCGTTGACAAGCGCAACTTCTTTAATTCAGCACGACCGATTAAACCCTTTGTCCCTGGGTATTTTAGTCTTCGTTTTATCTGCCAATCGCAACCAAGAAAAGACTTTCCACTAAATACACCGCCACCATACAAGACCTGCGCAATAGGACTTTCATAAGAAAGAAGTTCCAACGCGTGTTTCTGTTTGTCGTGGTAAATTATTTGACGTGCTTCCAAGATTTCTTTAGTATTATATCCTTAATTGTGGCTGCTGCAACTCCGTATTCTTTACCCAACATTTCACGCGTATAAACACGCGGTTTGAATTTCTCTCGTATTTCTACAATGTCCTTTTCAGTTAGTTTAGAAGTTCCAATTTCTTCACCTTTTACAAAGTTGGTACATATCGGTTTCTTAATCCTTCCTGCGTTATATGAGTGCAAAGTATTTTCTTTTGGTGTTACCCATTCTAAATTGTCTACGCGGTTATCGTCGCGATTAAAATTTATGTGATTAACTTGGATTTTATTCTCATTGTTTTCAATCCAAGTTTGAGCAACAACTCGATGAATTTTGATCGTTGAAAATTTGCCATTGATTAGAAGCATTGTCCGATAATAACCTTTTGCGTCTTTTGCAGGTTTCATTATTGAAGGTTTGCTTCCGCCTTTGTATCCAGTTGTCAGCAATCTTCCTTTGAAATTAAATAGCGGTTGTTTGTATTTGCAACGTACCGCCACAATTCGTTTGGCAGTTCATCAATACAAATGTTCAGTTGTTTAAGTGTGTAATTCATACCACTAATATACGCTTTTATTCTTTGGTGGTAACCTACGAAAGATAAAAGATATTCACAACCCCTGCCGCGCCACCGTATAACAACTGTTCAACCTGTGAATCTGTTGCTAAATAATTCAACGCTTCAATTTGACGCGGCAGGTATTCGGGTTTATATGGTTGCATTATTGTTTCGACAAATAAAGTTTGTAAAGTTCACGAAAGCCTTCAAACTGAATCGATTCTTTTAGCAATTGTCTTTTACGGTCACTCATTCGCTCAACCATTCCTTTACTCAATTGCTGTTCTTGAAAGACTGTCTTTCTTGCCTTCGCTTTGCATAGGTTGTATTCGTCGTCTGTGAAGGTTTCCGCTGTAATACGCTTACTTTCTTCTAACCACCGCATCATTGACACACCTCGCAATTCTAACGTCGTCATTTTACCTTGTTTGAAGCTGTCAATATCTTCTTTCAACATTCTTCTCCAGCTATCGTCATTCACCGCCATTTCGTTTTCTTTTATTTGTTGTGATTTTTCTTCTATCGCGTTTGCTATTTCACGCTGAATTTGTAGGTTCGCTTTGTCGCGGTGTGGTTTGTAGTGCGTCAACACGTCACCAATAAACGACACGCTCAACGCTCCAAAATGCTCACACTTTTTTGTTAGTTCGTTAGCTGCGTTTAATTCAAACGCGAGGTTGAAGTGTTCAAACGTAACCCACCGAAAGTGTTTACCTATGAACTCGTGCAACATTTGTAAAAGTTGTGCTTCGGGAAGTGCTATTCCATACATAGCGCACACCTTCGAGCAAAGTTTAACGAACGTAGGTAGGTCGTAATCTGCTACAAATGCGCTTTCTCTTTCCGCACGATCAACCCTTTGTGTAATTGTGAGCGTCTGCGTAGATGCGTTGCGCAGCATCGGAATCGAATTTTCCATTTTTGATTTTTGTTTGTTGGTTTGTAGTTACAAAGGTAGATAAGTCCCATTTACGAACGGCAGCTTTCCAGTCCTTCATCGCGTTCCTTCCAACCTTCCAACCATTCGCTTCGTAGTGCGCGTGGAATTTCTCGGTAAATGCAAGCGCGTCTTTGTCACTTAACTTTTCGCAAGCGTAGTCGTAGATTTCAACAACCGTTGGTTTAACGAATATCGCCTTTTTTTCTTTTACAGGTGCTGGAAGGTTAGCCTGTGGAACGGACAAGCGAATAAGTATATCGTTTATCTTTTGTTCCTGTTCTTGCGCCTTCGCTTCGAGAATCTCGATTCTCTTTTTAAGTTGTAGTATTAGCATCATTGTTTTATTTAGTATTCGTCCCTTTCCATATCCGCGTCTTCTTCGCGTGTGCATTCGTAACAAAGACCTATTTCGTCTTCGAATAGTTCCTGCACGTCGCTGTCGTCCCAGTCACGATATTTTCTATTAGTTCTTTTGATTTCTGAAATGCGTTCTTCAATTTGGTCTGAATCGCAATAACGGCAATAGTCGCTCATAAATTTTTGATTTTAAGGTTTATTTGATTTTAGATTTCTTTTTAAGTGCTAACTCTTTCTTGTATTCGATATGCTCGACAAACTTACTAAAAAATATCATTGGTTTAGCATAACCAATCTCACTTAATAGATAACAAATGCGTTCAACGTTATATCTGTATTGTTTATCCCATTCAACCTGCGCAGACGCTTGGTTGATTCCGTGCAGTATTGTCGCTTGGTCTTTCTGGTTTCTGTTACATACGTTCTTAAGTGAAAGTT